AGAAGTACCTAGATCCGTGTTGGCAAAAACAAGACCTTGAGCCGTTGCTCGATCTGTTGTGCTGGCATCGGAAGCTATTTGGAATAGCTGATTAGGGTTATCTGCAACATAAGCACGGACAGGATGATTTGTGTCTACGCTTACGCCGTTTGATCCAGGCCAGTAATTAATCCACACAGGCTTTTTTTGGACCGAATCGTGATATAACACACCAGTTAAAACACCTAGTGCTTGAGTTGTGCCACCGTTAGTAGCACCTGCCTGATCTATAAATCCTGTAGCTAATGGCACAACAATTTCACCATTAAAAATAGCATTAGTGTTGTTCGTAGCTATTTCATACTCAGTAATACCAGTAGAGTTAGCACCGCTTCCCACCAAACCAATAGGACGTAGACCATAGGCTGTTTCTTGATTTGCCATTAGTTCTTCTCCTTAAAAGGTCACTCTTTTCGAGGACCACCAAATTGTACACGCGTTTGTCGATCCGGTTTAGTGATCGACATTGAATTGTGGGCGTTTTCTCGCATAAGATCTTGATCAACTGCTTCTTGCAAGTCCGAAGCTCGGCCTTGATAGTATTCATTTCGTTCTTTCACAGTTTCAATCGGAATCTTTGCTAACAATAACCCACCAACCCCTATAACACCTTCATACTTACCTGAATCTATTACGGGAGCCTCGAAGTCCGGATGTTGGTCGGCACGAACTAATTCGTAGCCTTCTCTCAACCGTGCAGACACATTTTTAGTATCTGAAAAGCCTCGTGCTTCCGCTCTAATCCAACGGTGCTTATAACCGTCTTCAGCAGGTGGTGCATCTAAACTAGAGGAAGGGGCCCAAGGCTTTCGCTTTGAAGTTTTCTCTCTAGTGCTTGCTGCGCGAGGAGTATTAGTGCCCTCAAAACCTTTTTTAGTTGATGACATTTTATTCTCCTATTGTTTGACGTATTTCGCGTATTCGTCTAGTGGCACACCCAATTTTTTAGCAACTGCTACTTGGCTTGAGGTGAGTCTAACCTTCGTGCTCTTACTGCGTCCTTGTGTTGTACTGCGGGAACTACTAGCAACAGTTTGGACGGGTCTTCTGCTGCTTCCGTTTGGTGCCCCTGTTTTATTGGGGAAGTTTTCTTTTAACCTATGATCTAACTCATCATAATAGTCATCGCTTCTGGGGTCAAACCCTTCTTCTTCGACCATCTTTTTGTGTATACCAAATGTCGCAAAAGTCATGGCTTCGTCTTTTCCAAACCAATCATTACGCGAAGCCCACTCTTCTGCTTTTGGATCAGGAGCCGGAGTTGCGGGAGCCGCTTGAGCCTGTTGCGGAGCTTGCTGCTGCTGCTGTTGAGCTTGAGCTTGCGCTTGTTGCGTTCTCATTTCCTGCTGTCGAGATGCTTTAGCATACTCATTGGCAGAAACCGCTAATTGGGCTATTTTGGTTTGCGCTTCTACCAAAGCATCCGGATTGTTTTCCAACATAGCCTTTTTTAAATCTTCTTGCGCTTGTATTTGCTCTGCTTTTATTCGACCGCCATGCTCGTTTAAATAGCCATGATCTAGCGTATTTACCCTTTGTTTTAGCTGATCTGCTTCGGCTTTTACACTTTGTGCATAATTTACAGCTTCTTGCTCTCGCCGCTCTGCCTCACGCATCTTCTTAGTAAGTTTACTAATGCGTTTTTTTACGCTTTCACTGTGCTCTGCGTGCTCATCGTCGTTGTTTTTTGCTTCAACTTTTTCTTCGACTACTTCAACTTCAGCTTGGACATCAACGTCAGATTCGTTCGTTTTGCTCGGTAGCTCTATTTCAGTCTCCTCGTAGCCCTCAAAATCAAGATCCACGTTTCCATCTTCTGCTTTATGCTCATTTTTCGACATGGCTTTAGTCCCCTATAGGCTTAGTATATCGTCAGGATTTTCGATAGTGGCTATGATCTCATCATCATTGATGATCCTAACCTCACCACCTTCAATCTTAAAACGAGTACCGCCATAACGCGGGAAAATAACCCAATCCTTTTCTTTACACCACGGACCTGAAGGAAACTTTTCAGTATCAGCATAGGCCAAAGGCCCCTGTTTAACCACATATCCAACGACAGTTTGTAGTTGGTCTTCTAAAATTGTTTGATCCGTGAGAAGAATGCCTCCCTCCGTTTTGCCTTTACCTCGATAAGGTAGCACTAGAATGCGCCAACCAGCCGGTTGTGGCATTCGTTCTACTGCGGAGAGGTCTAGCTTACTAGGATCTAACACACGCTCTTCGGGTGTAACGTAAGAGTTTTGTACACGTTCTTCGGCTGTAGGCACAGCGTCCGTTGTTGACTTCATACTTATTGCTCCTGTTTTTCTAGCAGGTTCGAGAGTTCCTGGTTGATGTAACTTAATGCCGACAATTGCCCCATGCAGTGTTGATACTGCTCCATGTTGCTGATGCCGCTTGCTTCTAAATGATTTAAAATAGATGCGTGTCTGTCTTTTATAGTACTTTGTACAAATTGCACCAAGCTTATTACGTCCATATCCACAATATACCCCATAAGTCCGATATTATTGCGTATAGTAATATACTTATGCTTTTTTGCGCACCTTTTTTTTACTTTTTCCCGCAGTATTTAACGCAATGGCTACCGCTTGCTTCTGCGGATACCCTTCACCACGGAGCTTTTTAACATTACCGCTTACTGTTTTTTTAGCACTACCTTTTTTTAAAGGCATAAGTATTTTTCCTCTAAGTCTACAAAAATAGGGGTTTGTTCTCCTACACAAGCCCCCGCAATATTAAACTCAAAATACTCCACAGCTTCTTCATAGGACATTTCTTCTGCAAGTATATTTATACACTTGTCTTTGTCGTAGACAGCAACGTTAGGTTGGCCCCAACGTTCTCCCGTACCTATAAAAGCCGCATCAAGACCGTCAGCTAGTAAAAGACCTTGCTCGTCGTCATTAGCCGCCATTAATTAATAGTAAACTTACCACCACGAAGCATTGCACCCATGCCTCGACACGTTCCAGTGGTTACTGTGCCTTTAGCCGTGTTTGGCGTAGGTACTTCCTTGTAGTCACCAAAGGGCACGCTGCCTTGGCTTTGAATTACTTCTTTATTTGACGCTTTGGGTGGATTTGGAGGCGTAGAGCCGTTCGTTCGTACTGTTCGCTTCATGGTGTTTCTCCTTCTTTTTGACGTAGTCTCATGTCTTCGCGCTTATTTGACGCATTTATTCGTGCTGCCGTCTGATTTTCCTGCGATTCTAGCCTATCATCAAACTGACGGCTTCTTTCACTAAGTTTTTGCTCTTCTAATCCAAACTTAGCTTGATCATTGGCAATATCGGCCATCGTTTTTTGTTCTTTTATGCCTAATTCTTGCTCTTTAAGCGCAACAAGAGGATCAGGGCCCTCTGCTTGACCTTGACCCATGATATTTTGGCTCATCATACGCACTTCGGCAATTTTATCCGCAATAACCTGCGATATTTGCGCTTCAATGCTTATAACTTGCTCTTCTGTAGGCTCTTGGCCTTGGTTTTGTTGCATAAATTGCGTCATTACCTGCTCTTGAGCCATCAATTTTACGTGTTCCATAATGTGTTTCTGCAATGCCACCGCTACAGGGGGCGATGCTTGCACCACACCAGAAGCCATAAACACTAAATGCGCCGCAATATGCGCTTCATGGTTCTGCCCTTCAAAAGCTTTGAGATCAACGCCATCTAAAGCATCTACATTCTCTTGCGCAGGGTCTTTAGGCGTCGGAGCGTCTAGTTCTGGGGCATTCAAGATGCTATCTATGTCCCTTACACCTAATGCTTCATACATTCGACGATACGCTTCTGGCAAATTATGTAGATCAGGGGCTTGAGCCGCCAATTCTAGCTGACTTTGCGCCAAAGCAATGCGCTGTGCTTGCGAAAAGATATTAGGATTAGATACCGGCACAACATCAATTCGATCATCAAAGTCTTGCGCCATAATCTGAGGTGTTGCACCAGCCACATCATACGGGTATTCCTGCGGCAAGAACTCATGCATCACTCGAGCAAGGATCTTGAACTCTTTGCGCATGGCATAATGCAAACGTTTATGAATAGCACTCATCACTCGAGCACCTTGCTCAAGCATAGCAACTGTAGTGCCTACCGCTGCGTTTTGATTGCCATCTCCCACCTTCATATCCGTAATCGTTGCAAATCGTTGTGCGGCATCAACCACAAACCCTAACAGTTGGAACAACACGGTATCAGGGCCTTTGAAAGGTAAAGGCATTAAGCTGTCTCGGATGGCCCCTCCTGGAGCATCTACATCTCTAAACTCACCAGGCTGCAACGGATCGGCATCATCCCTTACTCTTAGGCCACGCGCTTTAAATCCTGCGGGAAGATTAGACAAAGTTCCTGCATCTATCAGTTGCCTCAACGAAGCCGTTGCCGTAGTGGCTAATCCGCCAATAGTGTCAATAAGCCCTAGTCCGTAAAAGCCAAATCCAGGCAAAAACTTGTAATGAATAAAATACTCTATCTTTAAGAAATCTTCAGCATCTTCTAAATAATTTCGACGAATAGACAAAATAGTGCTCATGTCTTCGCAAATAGTGACGATATACGGCAGTTTTATACCCGTCGCTTCGCCTTCTTCATCCTTATGCTCAAAGCCGTCTAAGTCTAGTTCCACATGGAACTCAAGAATAGTGGTGTCATAGTTGCCTTGAGACGGTGCGACACCTTCAATCTTGTTCATCTCTTTTCTTACTTCGTCTGGCGTGGCACTATTTGGTATAATGTCTACATCTCGATAGAACCCTGCAACCTGCTGCTTACGCAAGTCGTTTACGCTCATATCAATCCGATGCGTGATAATAGGACACGTTTCTAAATTAGACGTTTCATACGGCACAACCAAATCAGTCGCTTGTATAAACGTTGAAACCGGTCGATCCAACGCGGCGTCATAATACACTTTCTTAAACGCCGATCCGGCAAGAGGGAGGTAATACAGCATCTGATCGAACTCAGGCGTGTACTCCTGCATCACATTCATCAAGTAGTAATTCATAAACTCTTTGACACGATGGGCCTGTTGTTCTTTTTCTTTGTCTATCGCACCCATTATCACCGTGCGGACAGGACCATCTGGCGGTAGAAGCTCGTTGTAGGCTTGTGCTTGAAACTGAGTGGCCGCTTCGGCTAATAACGGATGTGTTACCCCGCTTGCGCCTTTGAATGGCTCTGTGCGATCTTCGTATTTATAACCAAGAAGCTGAAGCCCTTTCTCGTAGTTGTCCCGCCAATCTTTACGTGTTTCGTTGTTATTCTCATACTGACTCATTAACTCGCTGGTCAGGCTCCCAAGGGCCGTATCATCTAGCTCCTCGGCTAAGTTACGGTAAAAATCCCCCTCGTCTACCATAACTTCAGGCTGCGGATCAAAGTCCACCGTAGCACTGCCGTCTTCTTCCGCTATGATCTCAACGGTAGAGGTATCTATCTCTTTTGCCCTTAATGAATTAGGCACTGCAATCTCAACCTGCTCTTCAATCGAGAGTTCAGTCATAGGGTCTAGTCTTTCAACCATCGACGTAATCGGATCGTTTTCTTCAGCCATTTTGGTTTCTTCCCATAATGCGATCTAAAGCAGATAACATTTTATTGCTTGGCATAATCCCCGCTCGGGAATTCATCATGTTTTGAACGCCCTGTTGCCGCTTCTGCATGGCAAGGTCATTAGGGCCTACGCTTACCGACATCGTAAACTCTTTGTAAGGGTTCGTGGGCTCTGAAACAGGGCCCCCTTGGTTAAAGGTGTACACGGTCTCTTCTTCCTCCATGTACGGGGTATCTGCACTAAACTCCGGCTGATACTCCCGCTGGATGTTGCCTCGGACGGCATCAACGGTAGCTTCGGTATCAAGGTCCAACAGGCGAGTAGCCCCACTCATTTGGCCCCCCGCTGCAATTTGACCTGCGCTAATTCCACCAGGCGTAGCTACCCCAAGGGCCGCTATTTTTGCTTTACCCGCATCCAAGGCTTGTTGCTTTTGCATAGGCGTAAAGTTTGCGCCTAGCATACTCTCAGATTCCCTAATAATGTTAGCGACCTGCTGCTCAACAGAAAGCGGTGTCTGACCGGTACCTGCCGCAGGATCAGGGTCTCCAGGTTGAAACTTAGGTAAACCTATCGGCATGACCGAGGTGTCTACCGTGCCAGCAGTATTGGTGCCGCCTACTCCTGTGCCTATGTTCATTACGTTAGGGTCAACTTGGCTAACCGTCGGGGTGTCAAACATCGTCAGGTTATCGGCCCCTGTCGCTACAATGTTGCCCGTGGTGTCCTGTGTGCCTACCGTCGTAGTGCCCGTGCCATCCGCATTGATCCCCATCCCTGTAGACGGGAACTGCGCATAAGTTGTTAATTCGCCAATGTCCGGTCCTGACCCTTGGGCCGTGCTCTGTCCCATCGTGATCGCTGTAGTAGGCAGTCCCGAAGGATCTAAGCCTCGAGACACTACAGGGGTCCCACGCGTTATGTTCCTTTCCTCAAACGACATCGGATCAAACAAGCCCGACGCAATCTTACCTTGGGCAATAAGATCATCAACCGTGCCATAGGAACTTGAATTTAAATTTCTAAAATCTTGCGCTGCATTCGGGGCTTGAAAGTCTTGAGCCCCTCCAGGCTGATAGTCCGCTAAACTAAAGCTAGAAGCTACCATAGGGTCTACCGGCTGTTCGTACCGATCCATGATGCTGTCAAACGCATCCCCGATGTCCTTGAAATCACCGACGCCCTCTGCCTTGGGCGGGGCCCCTATAACTCCTACAAAATCAATGGCGTCAAAGTTCGCTGCGCCTTGGTTCGTGTAATCAGTGACATACTGCGCGGCAATCTCTGTAGGCGTCATGGTTAAAAAATCACCGACGTCCGAAAGCCTTAACCTGCTTTGATTGTCCTTAATAAACTTAGCATAGGCATCTTCTTTTGCCGCCGTCTTACTTGCCCCCTCAATCACACCTATGCCCGAATCAATCTGCTTGGTAATAGAACTTAGCTGGGCCAGCACTTCTTCTCGCGTTAAAAAATCCGCCATAATCTACCCGTAATACTGTATTTGTGAAGGTTCTGGAGTATCCCAATCATCCGACGGCAACTGAACAAAGTTGCCCTGCCGATACCGCATCAACGCTTGTGTCGTGCTATCTACCAAGTCGTCATACTCCCCATTTGGAAAGGCTGCACACTCTTCTATTAGCTCCTCGGCCCATAGCTGATCTGGAGCCCAGATCATACCGCTTTCAAATAACGGAGCTACACTGTGTACACGCGATACTTTATCATTACCCCTAGAAGGCGTAAAGTTTACCACAGGAATTCCCATGTTCCTTAATTCATGCGTCAAAGGGGTCCCTGTCGCTTTTGCCTCAATAATTACTGTTTCGGGGTCCCAGAAGCGGTATAACTCATACGCCTTCTCCTTCAACTCCGGAAAATCCCATCGCCCCTTCACCGAAT